TCGGCGCCGATAGCGGTGCTGGCTTGGGCAGTTGTGAGTGACGATCCAACCGCGATGGACAAGGTAAAATTATTCTTCGAATATTTTTCTACCCTCCCGTCATGGTTTACAAATTTGTGGATCCTTGTCGTCGCGAGCATATATGGTATAAAGGGTACACAAATTTTTAGGAATGGAGGGAAAAAATAATGCCTAATAAACGATTCAACAAACAGGTCCCTGGTTTTGGTTTCAAAATGGGTGGACGTGCAAAAATGATGGGTGGCGGAAGAGGAATGATTTCTGGCACTCGAAGAAAAGACGAAGCATCTGGTTTTTATTCACCTGACATGGGAATGAGAGGCGGAAAAATGATGAAAAAAGGAGGAGCTGTGAAAAAAGTTGGTAAGAAAAAACAAGGATTCAAAGATAGAAAAGATGAATCTATCGCAATGAGAATCAAAAAGAAAAGAACTGCAAAGCAATTAAAAGCTAGCAGAGATGAGTCTTACGGAAAATTTGGAAGTAAGATGAAGAAAAAAGGCAAAATCAATAGATAATGTCTAAACAAAAACTTCAAAAAGCGTTGAAGATGCTTCAACAAAAGAAGAAGAAAAAACCTACAAAGCCTTCTGCACGTTTGGAGGCTTTGCGAGGAAAAAAATATTTTAGACGTGGAGGTAAAGTATAATGGCTAGACCAGGTTTATATGCAAACATTCATGCTAAAAGAAAACGTGGAGGTAAGATGCGAAAGAAAGGTGCGAAGGGTGCACCGAAAGCATCTGACTTTGCGAGAGCAAAACAAACAGCGAGGAAAAGATAATGACTAAACTATGTCCTAGAGGTAAAGCCGCAGCGAAAAGAAAGTTTAAGGTATATCCGTCAGCATACGCGAACGCATACGCCAGCAAAATTTGTGCGGGTAAGATCAAAGATCCATCTGGTGTAAAGAGAAAAGATTTTAAAGGTCGTAAACCAGCGGCTGATGGTGGATTGATAGTTGATGAAGACATGACTATCATGATGGAAGTGTAATGGCAAAAAACGGATTAGATAAATGGTTCAGACAAAAATGGGTAGATATTGGGAGCAGAAAAAAAGATGGTTCCTTCGCAAAGTGTGGCCGTTCAAAACAGAAAGCAGATGCGAAGAGGAAGTATCCGAAATGCGTCCCACTTGCAAAAGCCACACGGATGACAAAAGGCGAAAGGGCGAGTGCTGTCAAACGAAAAAGAGCGGTAGCTCAAGGAGTGGGTGGTAAACCAACCAACGTTAAAACATTTACAAGAAAGAAAAAAAACATGGGTGGATCAGCTGGAGAAAACTCAATGGTAAAACAAGCACAAAGAAATTACACAGGTAGTTATATATCTGGAGATCTAGGTGGAGTACAAGTTTCCAACCCAAGTTATAAAAAATATTATAAAGGTTTAATATAATGAATTTAGAAAAAGATTTAAAACATTTAAGAAAACAAAAGCAGTTAAAAGAATCTGCTATGGCACAGCTTCGTAAAAGAAGTAAAGACTCTGTTGCTAGACCAAGAGCAGAAAAAAATATTACAACTACAAATCCTGAGTTACAAAGAATATGATAGCAAGAAGTCAAATGCCAAGAGAATTATACAACAAAGGCACCATGCCTGCGAGAAATAAAAAAAATTTCAGATCTACAAAATCTGGAGCTGGTATGACACGAGCCGGTGTCAAAGCATACCGAAGATTAAATCCCGGCTCTAAATTAAAAACAGCCGTGACTGGAAAGGTGAAACCAGGATCAAAAGCTGCCAAACGTAGAAAATCATTCTGCGCAAGATCACTAGGACAAATGAAAAAATTTCCTA